TATTTACCAACCGATGAATTTCTGCCATATCCCTTGATGAGAATAGAGAGAAGTTTTCTACTTTCTCAAATTTATCATCCACCTTTAACTTAAGGTTACGAAGAAGAAGAGTAGAGTGTCGAGTAAGTTTACTTGGTGAAAGCTGAACCATCTGAGACTCTTTTTCTCCATCCATCAATTCGAATTGGATTACCTTACCTGAGTTCAATTCCTCTGTATATTGCATAAGAGTAAATCCATCTTCTCCTTTTCTTCCCGGGTAGTAAGGAATGGCATTGGGTTTTTCTTCCATTTCTTGTTCTGTAGGAAGTACTGCATAATCGAAAAGAAATTCTCTCAAGTCCTGAGAGTAAGTTACAGAATCCTTGTTATCCCATTTATAAGTAAATTCTACTTCCTCTCCCAAAGAGAAGATTCGAGAATTAAATAGAATACAGTATCTATCCAGCAAAGGTAACTTAAGAGCATCCTCTATGGTTAATCTACCTGACTTAGTAGCATTCGTTTTAACTACTATTGCTGAAATATATTTGGTAAGATTCATAAGATTCTTTGAATCTACCGGGTTGGTGATAATTTCTTCATCTTCACCATTCTGCTCTCTGATTTCAAAAAGTCTACCAGAAGGAGCAGTGAATACTAAGGTTCTTAGTGTCATATCCATTTTATCTAATTTTTAAAAGTTCATAATTTCATAGTAGCGGTAAGTATCAACAAGAAAGGGGTGAAACTCCTTATCTAGGAATCCCACCCCTCCACCTAAAACTCTAGTAAGAAAATGACTAAGAGAGTTAATACTTATCGCAAGTACCGACAGAAAATTCTATATTTTCTATTGTGTTTTCTGAAGCCATACGATCTAAGTCAAGGCCAGTTACTTTACAAGGCCAAACTTCTTCAAGCAGCCAAGTATTTAGGACAGATACCCCATCTTCTGCAAGTTCATTTACAATGGCAGTTTCCCAATATTCACTAGGAACTAACCCACCTCCAGCTATCATATCTTGGCAAGAATATAACCAATCTTGAAGCCAGGTATCTGAACCAGCAGTAGTTAAAAGTTTCTCTACTACCAGATTACCTACGGTAACTCTACCGGCAGTTTTTACATCTCTGTTTACATCACCATGAGCAACCTGGTCAATCTCAATATCCGGAAGTTGGCAAGTCTGGAATAGATACGTATTGATAGGATGTTTTGGGAAAGAGATGCTCCATAGGAATTTCTTTCTAGGATTCTTTACTTTTGCTCCCATGTTTTATGATTTTAATGTTATTCGTTTTCTGAAATATTAACTGATTTAGAAGCTGCATCGATTACAATGTTAATTGTAATTTCTTGCATAGGAACAATATCCTTATACTTCAGGATTACTTTATATTTACCCTGACGGACATCAGCTTCATTATTTACAGAGAGTTCTGAATAAGAGCCAGCATCCTGGTCACCCATCCATATATACTCTGACATAGCATTTTCATCTACCAGATTATCTAGGATTGGTTTTACCTCAAGATAAATATTCTTCCAAGTACCCCAGATATTGGGTTCTTCCAAATACTTATTCAATATAGGACGAAGAGTCTTCTTCAAGTACAAATTCAATCTTACAATTGAAAGGAATCTTTCTGAATCTTGTTTTACTTGAGAAGAGAAGCAATGCCATAACATGGTTTGTTTACCAGAAGACGGAGTATCTTTGATTACAATCATGTTGGCATACATCTGAGCCAATTCGTTTAGTTCATTATAACGAGAATCACTACCATAGTTAGGACTTACTGGGCCCTGACCATCATAGATTACTCCACGGTTCATACCGGCAAATGACTTCCAAGGTCCATAGTTAGAAGCAGAAGTATCACCCAAACCGAAGATAGTACCCAATACATCTGAATTAGTAAGTAACCCGAATTCATTGTAGTACTTGATACCACCTGCAAAATAGGCCGCATACCTAGAGTTACCGATACTACCCAAACAGTTATTAATCCAAGTGATAATGCTCTGCTTATTTCTAGGCTGAGTTCCCTCAGAATAATGGGTAGTATATTTAGGTACTTCGATGTAATAGGTATATTCTTGCAATTCAGCACACATATCTTTAGCAGCCTTATGTACTTTTAAAACATCTTGATCTGTTTTCAGATGTTGATGAATATGAGAACAAGCTAGCTGATAAACATCTGTATAATCTTTTACCAAATCCAAAGAAGCAATCCATTCATCTGCAGTAGGATCAGCACCAGCAGTACCCAGTGTACCATTGAACATAGTCTCAGTACTAGTGGCTTCTTTACCTCCAACTTGGATAGTTAGTGGATTCTCAGTTTGGTCAATTGAAGTCTGAAGCCAAGCTACCAGGTTTTCGAAAGACTTAATCTTATCGGTAGTGGTTACCATCTTAGGTTCCAGGTATGCAGAATTACTAGCAAAGTTGCTTAAAGCCAGGTAATCTACAGAAGTTTTATTCTGAGCATCCTTAGTTTTATAAGTAATTACCGGACCTGATTCCAGGATGGAACCATTGGCATCGTATATGTTATAGAAGATGGTATTCACTGATTTAGAAAAACCTACTTTAAAGGTTTCTCCAGAACCAATAGGATCACCATACCCTTTAGTTACCAAACCAAAGCTTACATTAGTACCTCCAGAAGTAAATTTCATTACTTCAGAAGCTTGAACTTCTCCAGGTATAGCAGAAGCTAATTCAATCTCATCTTCTTCTAATACTCTAGAGTCTTCTGCTTTAGTAATGGTACCCTTTTTAGCACCTGCTCCCAATACACGAATAATTCTTAGCTTAGAACCTCCTACTAAAGCTTTCTCTATGTTAGATACAGAACCATCAGGTACAATCTCTTTACCAAATATTCTTTGGAATTGAGAGAAAGAAGTGATTAATTCTGAAGGATCATCATAGGGACCTTTTTCAGTTCTAGCCAAGAAACATGATACTCCTAAAAGAGGAGTAGTCTGTTGAACATTGTTGTTCTCGAATTTAAAAACAACTCTTGGTGATTTTGACATATCCTTGTGTTTTATAGGTTATACATTAATTTAATTAATACCAGTAAGTATCGTTACCTTACTGGTATTATTAGAAAATTAATCTTCTTTATTCTTAAATAAACCTCCGATAGCCTTAATCACATCATAGAAACCACATCCTGATAAACCAGCAGCTAATCCATAAATTAATACCTGATAGAATGGGTAGTTTTCCAATAATGGTGTAAGTTGTAATCCCCAAGCTATAAGACATACAAGAATACCTACTAAGGCAGATATACCAATCTTAGCAAGTTTGTTGTCTTTGATAGCTGGGATTACCTTTAGTATCTGAGTAACCAAAGATGATACCAAAGTTACTATACCCGTAAAGGTACCCAGATTGATTACGAACTCTGAACCAGTTGAAGGTTCTACTTCTGCAGCAAATAATGACACTGGTAAAATGAGTGCCATCAGCATAAACACTAACTTTTTCATTTTAGTAAATTTTTGAGTTAAACATGTATATTGAGATTTAGCATCTCCTCGTCCTTTTGGTATTCTGGTCCTAGTAAAAGACTTATATCTTTTATAGGTATTAGATCCCCCATTTCTACCAGTTTTTCTGGTATAATACCATCCTTACATATATATTGGTATACCTTTTCCAATAATCCATGGGATTCATCTGGATGGTCATAGAAATTACCAATCTCTATAAACAGATTCCCAGTAGGAGCTATCCTACCTTTATCCCATTCTTCTAAATCATTGAAGTAAGGTCTTATATATCCCCTAGTGGGTAATGCTTCATGAAGAATAGAGTGAAGTAATCTCATATCATTCTGAGTAGTTGCTACCAGATGAATATCGATAGTGATATCCTTGGTTTCATACGGGAACTCTGACATCTGATAATTGCCTGCCTCTAATTTATCTCCAATAATATATTTCTCTACTCCAATATCTCCAGGATAATAAGCAGTGCTTTCTATAGTTATCCTTGGACAAGTTTTAGGACCTCTTACCTGGTTATTACCTATACCAAATAAGTAAATGAACTTATCTATTGCTTCCTTATCTTCTTGGAATCTCTTTTCATTCTCTTGTGATAAAGGTAAATAATCCTCAGGATTAAGTCCCATCTTCTTTTCTAAGAGAACATTCAATAAGCATATATAGAAGGTTCTCTCTACTATCTCTTGTGAATTTACCATAATTACCTCCTATCTTATTTTCATTACATAAGCCAATACATAATATGGTGGCCTATTCTCATGAGCACTACCTCCACCAGTTGGCTGAGTATAAGCTGAATAATCCGAATCTGGTATTTTATGATTAGGGAAGGGTCTATTACTAGCATTGTCTCCCCATTTCTCCTTTTTAAACGTAATCTTATGACTATGAGGAGGTATTTGATCTAAAGTAAGAGTTACTAGGGCCTGCCCACCAGTATTACCAATACGTTCGTATTCATAATTTCTTGGATCATATCCTACTACAAATCTACCTCTTAAGTCTGGAACACTTATATAACCAGCTTTAGTAGAAGCAGTATTATACTTATCTCCAATAGCTTTATATAATTCTGGGTATTCTGCTATACTTACTTGACTTCCATCACAAAGTACATAACCTTCAGGAACTCCAGAACCAGACCATAATTGGATAAGACCAATATCCCCTCCAGCAGTGTTCTCTTTTTTACCCTGTCTACAAGTTACAACTACAGTTTTACCTGATTCATCCTGTATGAAAATTACTTGGCCAAGTTTATCATTATGAGTATTATCGTTTAAGCTCATGATAAGAGTAGTACCAGAGCCAGATACATCTCCCGAGTTTTCCCTATTATAATTTACATTAACTGGATCACCAACTTTCTTTCCATTGATTACCATTTGTTTAGTAGATACAATAGTAACCTCTTTACTTTCTCCTGTAGGCTCAAAGTATAATTCAGTGGGTGAAACTCTGAAAGTGTATTCATAATTGCCTTCCCCTTTCTTGTGGATAAGCTTTACTTCTTTAGTTGACCCATCTACAGCTTCTACTGTTAAGATCTGAACTATATCTTTGTCCGTAGCATTCTTTTCTTCTGGTGTTACCGTTATAACAGTCCTACCTGAACCTTGATTCTTGCTTATAGTGAATCCCATTATCTTCTATATTTCCTTATTTCTTTACGAAGTTCTCTTACTATAGTTTCCTTCAGAACCTTCTTACCACCAACTTGTTCGAAAGCTGGTGCCCATAGAGGTCTTGGAGGTAAATTACCACCTCTAGAACCATACTCTAACATGATAGCTACTTGGTTCAATGTTCTTTTACTAGTCCTATCACCCTTTCTGGTTTTCTTAAGGTTAGTAGGTATACCTACGTAAGTTCGATTCTTCTGTTTTACTATTTGTACTGATCTCAAATACTGACCCGTATAATTCAAAAGGGTATGCTCTCCATATCGTTTAATAGTATTAGCAGAGTGAGGATCCCAATGGGTTCCTCTTGGGGGAGTACCTGTTCTTAGGCATTTTTTCACAAGTCTGAGAAGTTGATTGCCGAATTTCTCAGTAGCTCTATCATAAGCATTCCTCATGATAGAAGGAGTTTCTGCAATTAACCTCTCAGCTCTAGCCTGTTCTTTTGGGTCAGTATATATCTGTAAGTCTCCCAAGGGAGTACTTATAGTTATGTTTACTGACTTACTTGCCATCTGGATTTTCCTTCGGTTTATTCAAGCCAAGTGAATCCATCATAAGGTTTATGGCTTGCTGTTGTGATTGTAATACTGATACTACATCTTTCCTGAATGAAGCGAATTCTTCATTGAATTGACTACCATTAGTGGGCTCCTTGTTTTCAAACATAGCAAGGATATTATCGCATTCCTTTATTATGTTCTCGTATTTACCTACATTATTAATAATACCAAGAGCCTGTGACCTTTGCAATGATACTTCGTTTACAATATTACTTCCAATTAAAGTGTAGTACACATTGTTATAAATACCCTCATTCCCATCCGAAGGTAAATATACGGTTACTGTACCAATGGAATCTTGAAGAACAATTTCTATAAGATTAGAAAAGCCATCACCATTTTCATTAGCTCTGGGTTTACTTTCTCCTACCTTTACTACTTTAGCTCGGTCAAAGATTGGGTACATTGATCTTCTGTCTCTTTCTAGAGTAAAGACTGAATCTCCTCTTTGTAATGATTTAAATTTCATTTCTTCCATACTGCATTATTTTTATTGATTAGACTTAATCCCATTTGAACCATACTGGGATTCTGTTTCATAAATTCTACTAGGTTCAAGAAATTATAGTATCCATAGATATCTATCAGTCTTTGTGCTTCATCAGCTACTCTCTTTGCTACCTCTAAATTAGGAGCCGGTAGTTGCATTTGGAGAGTAAAGGTTTGTAGTTTATTATCCTCTTCCATGTTTCTTACTAGATTAAAACGAAAAAAGGGAAATACCCGCTACAGGTACCTCCCTTTTCCCTAATCAACTTTAATAGAAATTATGCAGTTTTATTACCTAAAGCCTGTACTACCGAGTTAATAATGTTCTGATCTCTTTGAGCATCAACTACTCGATTCAGTCTAGCAATTTCTTGGTCTTTTGCAGTGTTCTCAATCAGACACTTAATCTCTTGCTGGCCTTTCATTACCTCGCAATGATTACGTTCTGCCTGAAGAGCTAATCTGTTTTCGGATTCTCTAACTAAGCTCTTAATTTCACAGCAGCAATTTGACTGTTGATGTTCCATCTGGCAAAGACGATCCATAACCCGATTGAACCCTGCTCCCATTTGATCACGAGAATCCCGGATATCAGAATTAGTCTTATAACCAAGATCACAAAGGCCACGTTCAGTAGCAAAGCGATTGTTAAGTACTTCTTTACCTACACCCTCTACTTGTCTAGAAACTCCTGCAACTTCAGAAGTAACTCCCCGAGCAGCATCAGATATGTCTTTGTAAATACCAGCTTTTGCTTCCTGAACAGTAGATTCCACTTTTTGGATATCAGCTTTTGTGTCATTGATTTTGTCCCACACAGAAACTGCAGCAGCACCAAAACCACCACCTACTAAAGCTCCACCGACAGCACCCCAACCGGAGCCCCATCCTCGATTATTACAACATTCATCACTATAACGATTACGATCCGCAACCACTACAGTACCTTCACCAGATTTAACTTCCATAATGATTTAGTTTTAAAGTTAATAATTAAATTTATCTATCAATAAATGTACTAGTGTTGTGTTTAGGATTAAATTGTCTAGGTGGGCCAAG